ATTATTCTGTAGGTCGTGTGGTAAATATAAACCAGAGACCGAATTTTACAGGAAAAAAGATAGACCTTTTGGTAGAGATTCAAGGTGTAAAATACATTTTAATAAGAAAGATGAGGATGATGACCCATCGTTGAACCATCTCAAGTTAAATCCCCTATCAGAAGACGATTTTAAGGGGGCACAGAGGGTCTTGGAGATACTGGGTTATAGATTTGATACTGAAGAGTCAATACACCTTCAATTCAAAAGAAAACACGGTCTTTGACTTTATCCAATGAATTTTATTTGTTATATTTATTTTTACAGTCATAATGGCTGTTTGCTATAGTAACCCCCTCCTTGTTCTATTATTCTGTCATTTATTTTTTTTTTCTTGGAGGGGGTTTTTTTCAAATTTTTTTTGGCAGTATCAAAATAAGTTGTATCTTTGTGGTATGGAAAAGACACTATTACTAAAAGAATACACAACAGACGAACTTATTACAGAATTGAGAAAAAGAGACGATGGTTATTTGGTTGGAATGATTCCAATAAGTAATATCGGACAAACTTTTAACTGTGAACCTGAAGAGTTAACACAGGAAGAATTGGATATTATCCAATGTGAGTTTATGGAGAGTCCACACATAGATGATGTTTTGGAATATGTTTTAGACAGTATCCAAAATAATGGTGAGATAGAATATAGAGAAGAAGATTTGGCAGATTAAAATATTAAACATACCTTTGTTATATGAAAGTAATTGAAACAAATATGAGCGATGGGATTGATTTAATCCACGAATGGTCTTCAGTTGAAGAAGCACTTCAAAGCGGTAGATTTGATTATGTATATCAAATGTGGTGTGATGAATATCCCGATGAAATAGAAGATTATGATATTCAAGATGAAGAAGATTTATTTAATTTTTTCAAACAAGAATGTAAGGGTATTGAAGATTTTATTGAAAAAATATCTTACCCATTTGATTTGGCAGATTAAAATATTATCCATACCTTTGTAAAACAAAACACACACTATGAAAAACTCTACTTACATCAAAAAGAATTACAAACAATCTACCATCCCTCGCATGAAAGAGATTTATGGTTTCAAAACCTTAAAGGAAATTGATAACGCATCATGTGTTACAGAAGCACTTAAAAAGTTTGAAGTGTTTGGTAATAACCCATACAAAACACAGGAAATCTTATTTGACCAACTTGACTTTGAGTTGGATTTAAGAAACAAGAAAGTTCAATCTTTGAAGAAAAAATATTTGGCAGAACAAAACTAATTACATACCTTTGTAAGACAAATGACACACACTATGAACTACACAGTAATCAACACCCCGAACGGAATTAAAGGAAGTAAAACTTTGAATGACTTGGCTTCTAAATTGACAAAGAAGTATTCTAAATCACCTAACATCAAAATTGGTTTTGACATGGGTTTTGATGGAGTATGGGAACTTATTATAGAAAATACTAAAACAGACAATGCTATGGTTCTAAAACCCTCTAATAGAGCAAAAGACGCTACAGAGGTATTTGGATACTTCCGTTCTTTTTCAACACAACCAGTAGAAGATGAATTGGCTTGTGTCAGAAATAATCAACTTGAAGAAGCATGTATCCGTATTATTTCTTTAATGTCTAAAAATAAATAATTTGGCAGATTAAAATATTATTCATACCTTTGTAAAACAATTAAAAACTATAAAAAATGGAAAACAGAAACACTACAGAAGACATTCAAAAAATCCGTGAACACATGGACAGAAACAGAAAAGACAAAGAAGCCGCAGGACTTATTCAACTCATCCTGTTACCTCTTACAATTTTCATAATCTACACCGCATTAAAAGGATTATTGTAAAATGGCACAGAACAAAGAAAGACAAATCGCCTCACAATCAAGTATGAAACTTGTATTGGATTGGGCCACATCCTGTGGCAAATGTTTAACAATGAAGGAACTGGTTGGAATATCAGTCGTTCTTGTTGACTATGTTGAAAATGGTTATACCACTGAACTTGGAAAAAGGTTGGACACCATCCAAGAACACATTGACCATAAGGGATTACCAAAGAAATCGTAGTGTGTCCATAGAATAGGGGTGGTGGTATTTATATCACTACCCTTTATTATGAAAAGATGTATCAAATGTAAATTAGTAAAAGAACTTGATGAATTTCACTTCAAACAAGGACACGGTTCAGAAAGAAGTAGAACCTGTAAAGAATGTATTCAGTTTGAAGTTGCTGAAAGAGCCTATAGAAATAAAATGGGTATCCCCCATAAGGACAAGTTTCAAATTGCCAAAGAAGCAAAACAAACCAGAGAGCAGTTTGAAAAACTTTTATCTGATGAATTATTATCTGATATGGGATATAAAATGGATAATGAATTATCAATCCACGAACAATTCCTAATTAGACACAATTTGATTTAAGAATGAGAATCAGGCGAATTGGTTGTATGACCATACCAGGTTGGAAATGAACTACCAGCACATAAAGGCCCCATCGCATTAAAACATCCATTACCTGATACTCTCCATTTTGAACCCCAAGCAAATCCTGTTGTAGGGATTGTCATTGGTGATTGGAAAGGAGTTGAAGGGATTGGAGGTAATTGTCCCGAGTTCAAGTTTCCTGATGTATATTCAGGATATAATCCACTTCTGAAAATCAAATGTCTTCTCAACAAAGAGTCATTAAACTCCGCTTGTTGTTTTGCGTTTGCTTTAAGATATTGGAATGTTCTGTGGTCAATCTTATCACCTTGTTCGCTTCTATTTTGCGTAAGGCCAATTGATACGAATTTAACATAGAAATTATCAATTCCAAGATAATATGCATAGGTTATTAGAGCAGGTTGAATATAAGTGTCTAATAGGTTCTTATACACCGCATTTGATGGACTTGAGATTGTTCCATTACCAACCAAAGTAAGCATTTGATTATACAAATTTGTTCCCAAACTTTCTTGTAGAAAAATTTGTTGACTCTGAAGAATGCAGAAACGAAGCTCATCACTTTGAACTGATTCAGAAATTGGGGTGTATGTCTTTAGAGTTTCCTCTGAAATAAGTAAAACCTTGTTCATTAGATAATGTTGTTTTGTTCAATCACCAAACTAATTTCTTGACCAGGATACATCAACTCAAGGATGGGTTGTAATTCCCTGTTCATAAAGGTTTGGATAGGTTTAATGGATGTGCTCATAAATAATTTATAGGCTGTTTCCAATTGGTCTGCTGATGATGTAAAACCACCTGGGTTTGGTAATCCAATTAAAGAACCATCAATAATTTTATGTCCCGACATAATTTGTTTTTGAACCAAGTCAAAAATTGACGAGAAATAACCATCTTGAACTGATGATTGGATTTGAGTAATGTCTGGCTTTTGTTCTGATTCACCATAAGATACAATTACACGACCAGCATTTTCACTACCCATATAACGATTTTCAATACTTTGAAGTATTTGATTTTGTTCTAGTTGTGAATCTGGTGCTGGAACATTAAAGTGAACCCATAAAGAAGGGGACAATCCATTTTGGATATTAGATAAGTTGAATACTGTAATCTCGTGATTTAATCTAACATCATTTATACAACTCAACCAATCACAAGCACCATAATAATCATATCCGCTTTGATAATTTTTTATATGAACTATTTGTCTGTCTGTAAAGTTTTTTGGGTCTAACTCACTGAACTCAACCATACCTGCTTTACGCCAGTTCAACCAATCACGGCAATATAGATATTTTGTAACTTCACCACCCAATTCATCAGGTTTGTGTAATCTCATATATCTTGATGGAATTACATGTATTGATGCTAATCCTTGGCTTCTATCTTGTTTCCAAATACATTCAAGAAATAAATTACCCGTGGTAATAAACTCATAGAACATTTTTTTAGCAACATCATTTAACTTTTCTTTTAAGTTGATTTGATAATCATTTACATAACCCATTCCAACACAGTTATCTACCTTACTTCTAATACAAGCATTTTGTATTGGTGAGGCGTCATTTAACAAATACAATTCATTTACAAATTGATTATCAGCACCCCAACTAATGAAAGGCGTATTTCTATTTACCACTTCACTAAATGATGATAAGGTTGCTTTGTTAAATTTTAAGTTTTCTATTTTAATCATATCTTTTGATTATCCGTTATACACTATAAATACATCGGTATTTGCTGTGTATGAAATTATCTCATTTTGAGGAGAACCTGACCAGTTCACAGTAGCAGTTCCTTCATAAACATAATCGTATGAAAGCATTGGATTCAAATTGGAAGTGGAACACTGCTCATAAATTTTCACAAAATACTGGCCTGGTTCTAAATGTAAGTTAACAGTATTAGCGGATGTGGATGCTGTAAATACTTCAGGTTGTGAATCTATCACATTCATTGTAAACAAATCATACGAAGGGGCATAATCAACCGTAGCCTGAACTCTGAATGGAATAAACTTCCAGTTCTGCTTTGTCAATTTATGTGTCATTGACCAAAGGTAAGTCACATTACCAGTCAAGGTCTTATTCCTTGAACAGGTAGCAACTACTTCGTTAAATGTCCCCTTCTCTATTTGTATCATTTTTAATTTGTTTTTAAGACATATTCATTGAACGAGATACTTCCCAAAGGTCATTACCTGCCCAAGTTGCTAATTTGATTATTGAACGAGTATTAGCACTAAATGTAGGTGCTCCCAATCCATTACCCCATTTCCATTGAACTAAACCAGAACCTACAAAATTTACTGTTCCTGATACATAATTTATCATCAAGGTTACTTCTGTTCCAGGGTCATTTGGAACTGGTGTAATTGTTAAATCATAAGTTCCGCCAGTAACATTTATTACTGTAACTGCATCGGTAAACACATTTATATTTATGGTTCCAGCATCATTTACAGTTGTTGTATCCCAAACAATATTACCTAAAATGTAAGGTTTGTCCATTACTGTAGTATTGTTCAAAGAACTTAAAGTTCTACCACTAACACCCAATACAACTGTATTTGTTGAGTTTGTTATATCAGTTCCCGCACAACCAATCATTGTTACACCTGAAGTGGAATAAGCTGAAGGACTCGCGTTTTGACTACAATTGACAGAACAAATAATTGAACTGATAGAACCTCTAATAATTGTATTTCCTGAACCACAGATAGCACTTGATGTTTGAGAAGCAGCATCAACGATGTTATTTTTACCACCGATTATAGTTCCATTCAAACCAGAGTTTGTATGTCCTGAACCACCAATTGTTGTTGAATATTCTAAAGTAGTTGTTGAACCATTACCGATAGCAACTGAACCAACTCCAGTAGCTCTTGCGGAATATCCAATTCCAACAGCATAATCACTTTCTGATTTTGCCCCACCTCCGATTGCTATACCATAATTATTTGATGAATCAAAAGCTGTTCTTCCAAGAGCTATACCACCCGTAGAATATGTTAAACTATCTTTACCAACAGCCAAAGAACTATTACCAAAAGTTCCTGCGTTTTTACCGACAGAACAAGTATCAGAACCAAATGCTCTCGCATCAGTTCCCAAAGCAAAACTTTCTTGAACTGCTCTCGCATTTGTTCCAATACAAATATAGTTATTTCTTGTTCCATCTCGGTTTTCATTACGAGCCATATATCCAATTGCGATAGCATATGGTGATGTTGCTTCGGCTCCATTACCAATCGCAATAGCGGATTCTGTATTCGCTGTTGTTCCTAAAGAAGTTAAAAATGAGTTTGATTGAACGGAGTTATTTCCGTTTGTTGAGGTCATCCCATTAAATTGACTCAACTGAATTTTTGATGTTGTTGTTTCACCAGAATTATTATTGACAAAGTAAATTGAAGGATTTACAGTTGCCGAATATTGTGGTAAAGCACTTATTTTTACATTTGCCATATTGTTTATTATTTAATATTTTTATTGTTCTGTAATTATTTGGTCGTTATTTTCTGTATGAATAAAGTCAGAGTTTTCTGCTTGTAATTTATTCACATTATCAAGTGTGGCTGTAGGGGTAGGTGTATTTGTAGGTGTATTTGTAGGTGTAGATGTCTGTGTAGGAGTTTGTGTAGGGTTAGGTGTAGGAGTCGGAGTTGGTGGAACTATTGGGTTTTTGTAAGCGATTCCATAAACACCACTAATATTGGTGAATACATCATTAGGGTTTGTGGTTGCACTCCAAGTATTACCATCGTTAGAAATAATAATTCTTGAACCTGTAGCTCCTGTGAAACTTCTACCACCAGCAATCAATTGATTACTTCCATTTATTGCAATTCCTTGACCTGTATTCAAGAAGGTATTTGCGTTTGTTGATGCTGACCAATTCAACCCATCAAATGAATATCCAATAGTGCTTCCTGCACCAGTTCCCACACCCACAGCGACGAATCTATCGTTAAACCAAACCCCTCTATAAGCGTAAGATGTAAATATTGAATTACCATTTGTTGATGCTGACCAGTTAAATCCGTCATAAGAATAAGCAACTCTACCGTTAGATGATGTTCCAAGCATCAACCACATAGTTCCATTCCAAACTGGACTATAGTTTACTCCATTAAATAATGTATTGGTTTGACCAGTCCAATTCATACCATCATAAGAATAAAGAACTTTTGTTTGTGCTGATAATGTTGACCCTGTGCAGTTTGCAGCTGCTAACCACATAGAACCATTCCAACCAACACCATATACTACACTTGGAACTATTCTACCACCAAGATTTAATGTTCCTGCTGACCAGTTTATACCATCAACCGAATATGCTAATGTTGTTCCTGTTGAAGCAGTTGAACTGAAGTTTGATTGTCCACCAGCAACCCATATTGAACCATTTGTTCTAACCGCCCAACCATAATAACCAAATATTCTATTTGGAGGTGTATTACCTGCAGTCCAATTTATACCATCAGTAGAATAAGCAAATGGAGTTCCATAAAAAGTAGGTGATGGAGCAATTTGATAACCTGTCGCAACCCATTTAGTTCCATCTGATGCTACATCATAAGCAGCTCCTGATAATACAAGTTTTCCACTTGAAGAACCAGACCACACTAACCCATCATAAGAATAACCTAATGTGTTATTCAAACTATAACCATAAGCTCCTGCCACATATTGAACAACTTGTGCTTTTGTAGGACTTGGTGTTTGTGTAGGTGTAGTTGTAGGATTAGGTGTCGGAGACGCAGTTATTGTTGTTGTAGGTGTAGATGTCTGTGTAGGAGTTTGTGTAGGGTCAGGTGTAGGTGAAGCAGTTAAAGTCGTTGTAGGACTTGGTGTTTGTGTAGGCGTAGATGTAGGGTCAGGAGTTGGACTCGCTGTCAATGTAGTTGTAGGACTTGGCGTTTGTGTAGGCGTAGATGTAGGGTCAGGTGTAGGTGAAGCAGTTAAAGTCGTTGTAGGACTTGGCGTTTGTGTAGGAGTTGTTGTAGGGTCAGGTGTCGGAGTAGATGTTTGAGTAGGTGTAGATGTGTTTGTAGGGTCAGGAGTTGGACTCGCTGTCAATGTAGTTGTAGGAGTAGATGTTTGAGTCGGAGTAGAGGTAATCAACGGAGTTCCCGTTGGTGTGATTGATGGTGT